CTTTGACCTTCTTGTTAGCTTCTTCCAACTGCTTACTCACCTGTGCAGGGTCAATGCCCTCAAAGCCCTTCAGGGCCTCTTCGGCGGTCTCGGCTCTCTTCGTTGCGGCATTGGTTTTTTCGACCTGTTTGTTGTAGTCAGAAACGGTCTTGTACTCACCGTTTACCGCCTTCAGAAAGTCGGCGTGCTTATCTGTAGGAATTTCAATGCCGAAATCCTTACAGATGTCAATGATGTTTTTCACTTTCAAATCCTCCTTAACGTGGCTTCTTGACCGCTCGTCAGCGGTAACGGATTTAGCCGGATAAACCACCGGCGGGGTAGATGGTATGAAAAAAGCAACCATTTCCAAAACAGAAACAGTTGCTTCAATCAACAGATATTAACTTGCCGGCAACTTGCCGACCTTGGCTAGGTTTTGAATAACATAACTAAAATTTGCTTTAATTAAGCCAAGATTTGAATTATTTAATTCAAATTCTTCACTTATTTTTTTACTTATTTCTTTACTTATTCATTTGCCGGTCATTTGCTGAGCATAGGAAAAGCACCGTGCAATCACTGCATGGTGCTTTTAATTGATGATTATTTGGTTTCCGCACTTCTCACAATAAAAAGTGTTTGTTTTGTCCGGCTCTCCCTTCGGAATCATATAACCGTCCTTGCATTTTTTACACATAACCTTCTTGCCACTCTGCAGCAATTTCAGTCTTTCGTGTGGCATTAGTTCTAAAGTATTCGGCATATGATCACTCCCAATCTAAGTAAGGATACAACTCATCTATTTCTTTTAGTATATCCTGAATTACACTCTCTGTCAACTCTATTCCTTGGTGTCGCTTCTCATTCTTAAAACATTCTAACTCTTGATTTTTGCTATTTGGCCTGTTTATTCTTGCATGAGTTGCTTCGTGAATGACCGTTAACGCAGTGTCAAGAACAGTTTTGGTGTTATCAGCGTATACATGAATAATGCCATCCTCAAATAAACCCAACCTTCCCTTAGGGACATCTACGCCATACCAAATATTTACGTCAATTCCGTTTTCTTGCATAAAGCCGTATAATTCGCTACCAATGTCAGATTTTTTCATTTCATTGATAATATTTTTCGGCTTAATTATATCCATACCTTTAGGGCGGTTGTCCATTGTGTAAAAACCATTTTGATTGCTCTTTTTTCTATATTTGCGAGAAGTCTGGTATTCGGTCCATTTTTTTGCAGCCGCCCGCGCCTTTGCCGCTTGGGATCTGTCCCACTTAGCGATGGTGATACGCTCATGCAGCTTCTTTAGGTTGTTTTCCTCGCAAAATTCGTTGTAGGCTCGGTTTCTTTTCAGCAGTAACGCAGCCTGCTTTTGATATTCCGCTTCCGCCTTTGCCTTTCCATCGGCCGTAGTGGCGCTGTCAACGCCTTGTTTTAGGCCCATACACTTTCTTTTGCTTTCGCGGATTCGCCGCTCCATGGTCCTCTGGCGCTGTTGCAGTTCAAATTCCTTGCGGTTTTCCTCACTATCATACTGCGCGAAGGGATTGTTTTTGCCATCCCCGGGTCCATGAGAATGTCGGCAGTTGGCACCGTGGATACCCTGTACATGACCCATTCCACAAACAGAGAACGGTGGGAAGCGTGGATCTTTTCCACTTTTGGAGTAAAACTTGCCCTGCCACCAATAGTGGTTTGTAAAATCATCTTTATCCGTCACACGAGCGCCAAGATGAGAGGAAACCAGAATAATGTCCCAGTCCATTTCGTCCATTCTCGCGTCTGTGATCTGACCTGTGGACTGGGAAACACCAGTACGTATACAACGGAGGGTTGCTGTCTCTATCGTATCTGTGTGTCCGGAAGGATATGTGACAACAATGCCATCGTTCACAATGTCGTTGATAGCATCCACATAAGCTTGACCATAACCAACAGCACCGGAGGTAACTTGTGTGTACGCCTTATCGCAGGCCTGTATAAAGGCCTGTTGGCAAACATCAGCAGTTGTCCGTGTGAAGTTGACCCATTCTCCGACTGTCGCTTCAAAGGCTCGCTGCATCAGTCGAATTAAATACGGGGACTGCTCAAGCGGTGTAGGTGAGAGGCCTGCCGCCTGGTATATGCTGTCATCGTATTCCAGTGCTTTGACACCTGCATCTTCCATTGCCTCAGCAATTTCTGCCTGCATCAAGCCAGTTTGCTTTGCAATTTCCTTTTCGATTTCTTCGCGTAGAAATCCAGCCTCTTGCAGCACTTCTATTTGCCACTTATCCTGTGCAGTGAGTATGTAATTGTCTCCCCGGTCTAACCGGCGGGCAATTCGCTCAACGATTTTTTTGATTATATCGTTGTGGAGGGTTTCTGCAATCGATTCGCCACCCTCACTTACATGCAGCAAGTATTCCGGGTCAAGCATTTGCAACCCTCCTCAGTTATTCCTCTTGGCCAAACAAAGACGGTTGTTTCGGGGTGGCCTCTTTCACCATAGCTTTTGCTTCTTCTTCGGTCATTCCCTCAAACTTTACAAAGAACATCCATGCAGGGACCTTACCAGAGGACACATAGCCCCACCATCGCGCTCGATCTTCGTCCCGATTATAGGTAATGTCTCCGAAATCGTATGCAACCTCGTAATCTCCAACTGGCGCCAGGTCGTACAGATCAGCAAACACATTCAGGGCATAGATCAGACCGTTCAAGCAATTTTCCAACTTATCCCGGACATCTTTAATGAGCTGGATCGTGCGCCGATCGTCGCTCTCCACCTGCGTCGCTGTAACCATACCAGTCTTTTCGTTGAAGACGAAATATCCGTTGGAATAGCCGACCTTAAATCCGATCTGGCTCAGCAAGGCGTTGATGCCCGACAGACGGGTGTCAGTGTTTAACTCCGGATTGATTTCCTGGTAATAGGTTTCCTTGCCGTCACCGCGTACCATGCGGACCATATCAGGCAGTTTCATATCCTTTGCCTTTTTCTGGGCCGCTGCTGCGCCCTTGGTGACAGGCTCACCGGCGAATGTGATCAGCGCATCATCCGCCAGAACTATTCGCTTGCTGTCGAGGACTTCCTTGGCGTTTCTGGAATAGGCAATATCCAGATCCTTCAGCTCTTCGATGGCATCGGAGAACACAGGAAGCGCATAAGGTGAAGCAATGTCCAGGTTGTTGGCATGTGGCGTGCGGAACACACCGAACAGCGGCCTTTCCACATTCTCCATAGCAGCTTCTTCGAGCAGGCCGGCCCAAGGCGTTTTCTCAATGTCGACAGGCTTTTTGGTATCATTCTCGGAATCGCCAATGAAGCACCGGTTGGATACCATGTACAATCCATCCACAAAGCGGTGATACTCCAATCTGGTGTAACACTTCTCACCAACTTGGGCCTGATCGCAGAACACAACGCCGTCGATCTCGTCACCGGTTTTGTGCGTGACTTCAAAGCCGCCCTTGGTGTACAAGTCCACGGTGTTTCCGTTTGGTTTCAGTATAATGGTGCCGTAAGCGCAACCATATTCCACCCAGTGGCGCAACCGGAAATACACTCTATCGATTTGCTTTTGTATCCACTCTGCTCTTGCGGATCCGTCAGCGTGGATACTGATTCCCAGAGTAGCGAGCCGGGCGGTTTCGGAACAAATTACCTTAGCAAAATTGATTGTCTTAATGTGCTCTTCTTTATCGGCCCAATCTGGTGTGCCGCCGTATATCCGGGCGCACAGGTCGATCATGGCATCCACGGAGGCCGAAGAAATCGGCTCTATGTTGAATTCTTCTTTTGCTCTGCTTTTTAGGAGCATTTGCAACCACCCCTTTATCGTTGAAAAAATACTCATGCGCTGTTACCCCTCCGCATCGACAGCGGGCTTGTGGCATACCGGAGAGCGTCGATCCAGTGATTGTTCCTATCTGGATAACCGTCAATGACCTCTCCATTCTTGTCCGTGTCGTGTTCGTATTCGGTAAATTCTTTGTAGGCTCTAGGCGTTCTAGCCGGGTCTATTACTATTTTTCTGCACTGCAGCCACTCATGCGTACGGCGAACAGAACCGGGCGTAACGATTGCTGGACGGGCAGCCAAGCCCATATCACGAAAATCATTGATATGCTCCATCTCATCAACACCGCAACGGATCTCATAATCCGAATAGCCCTTGTCCAGGATCTTCTGAGCCATATCCTTTGTGCGGATACATGTACCACCTATTTCATCAAGAAGCATAATCGTTTCAGTCGAATGGCTGTAGGCACAGCGTATAAAAGCCTTTGGGTCAGGCTCCCAGCCCCAGTCTTGGCCTTGGTAAATGCGTTCCTGCCGCTGGATTTCTTCATCCGTGATTGTCCGGATTTCCAGGTGCTTAAATATCTCTGTACCCAATCCAATGGGCTGTCCAAGATATTCATGGGCATAAGCATCAGGATTCACTTGCTTCAAGTGCTCCGCTTCTTCTATAAAAGGCTTTCCGAGCCATTCCGCCGGCACATCCAGATATCTGGAATGGTGCACCAGCATAGATTCTTTTGGCGTTGCTGCGTACTTATTCGCCCAGTTGTTTTTGCTGATCGGCGGGTTGAACATTTTGAAGACATACGCCTCGTCACCGCCACGGATTGCGGACTGCTCGATTTTACGAACCGGCTCCTCACCGCCAAACTGGTCCAACTCTTCAAAGATCAAAACGCCGATATACCCGAAAGGAACCTTGATGGACTTGATCTTGCCTGGATCATCTGCTCCACGGAAATATACCTTCTGACCCGTAGGTTTATATATGATCTCCAACGGAGAAACCTTGAATTGCCAATTGTCTTTATCGAACAGCGGGTTTTCAGCCTGCTTCTCAAGGCTCCACTGCATCTGCGCATAAACAGAATCCCTCAGCGTATTTGCTACCTGTCTAACAACAAGAGCATGCATCTGAGGGTTGTTTTTCAATATCTCATATAGGATTGTGAATACCGTCGTTGACTTTGTAGAACCACGACCTCCGTCGCAGAGGTACTCCCTGTGCCCTTTATTGCGGATGTCCCGAATCAGTGGATGGAATGAATCAGCTAGTTCATGCAGATCTGTGTGATATGCTGCGGCATCTCTGGCGGCTTTCTCTGCCGCTCTTCTTTCGTCCTGCTCTTGCTTGATGCGCAGGGCTTTTTCAAGATCAGCGGCAGCTTTGTGCCTGTCAGCAAGTGAAGCATCCAGCCCAAACTGGTCTTTTTCCTCGCCACGGAGGACTCTGGTTCTGAACTGCTGTATTTCTTTTAGTGACGCAATGCTCTCAGAGTCGAGTTTTTCTTGCAGCTCCGCCATATATGCTACAACATTAACATTTTTTAACAATCGGCTTGCCTGTGCTGCCGCTGTCTTTTTGCTATATCCGGCGCTGATTGCCGCTTGAGTCCCATTTCCGCCGTTTCGGATATATTCATCAGCAAATGCTTTCTGCTCAAGAGTCAGTTCCATTTCGCAGTCCCTCCAGCATCTCAGCCAGGAACTTGACAACCTCAACGGTACTGCAAGTCTTCAGCAGCTCATGGTCAACCATCTTTTTCTTCACGATAGACCAATTGGGGAGAATGACGGAATAAACGGTAACCATCCGCTCTTGATCTTCGCTAAAAAATTGGTACGTGTGGATCTTCACGCGTTTGCCTGCGCAGATAAGCGCAGTCTGCAGTTTCCTCATAGCCTGATTGATTTTTGCCATTCTCCACCACCTCTCTGTTTTAGGAATGAAATTACCCCACCTCAAAATGGGTGGGGTAAAAATTATTCAATTGTCACTAACTGCTCCTGATTTTTACTAACTAGTTGCAGTTCCAAAAGTCTTGTCCTTGCATATTGTATCAAATCTTCATCTGTACCGCCAACACTTTGGTAGTCAATAATTGCGGATTCCAAATTTTTTATTGCAACCACAATATTCACAGGCGGATATTGATGCTTTCCAGCATTTCCTGCAGTAATGATGTTAGTCGCCTCTCGGGCAACTCTTTGCAACTTTCTCTTTGCAAGTTCAATTTCGCTGACGCTATCAAAGGGTTCCCACTGAACTGTAGATTGTTTATTTGAAACCGAGCCCTCTAGATTGTTGACCTTTCGTGTCAGGTCTCTAAGCAGAATCTCGATTCGCTCCTCACCGCTTATTTGCCCATCCCGCTTTTGAGGAGCAGTGTGCATTTTCACCAGATTCATGAACGAGTATTTATTGTCAGCCGCTGCAGTTTCACGAATTGCATTGGAGATTTTTACCCGATCTTCCAAAACTTCATCATACCGGCGTTCCTTTCGATATGCCAACGTATTCACGCCATTGATATCAAAAATTGGAGTTTGCCCCGCCTCCTGCAAGAGCACCGTAGGTTTATCGAAAGCATGGCGAACGCCAAGTTCGTATAGCACATTCGGGTTCTTAGAACTCAAATCACAAATTGCGATTGGATCGTTTACAAGGTGCTCAAACATATCCGCATGGATTACCGTACTTTTTTTGCTGTCATCCATACGAAACGGCTTATATCCAGCATCTTCGATAGCAGGTTTAATAATATGGTCGTAAACCTTTCTGAAATGCCCGGGTTCATATCCCTCTGGATCAGAAAATGGCATAATCACAAAGCAAATAGGTTTTTCCTGCTCGTTATTCTTTTCTTCGACTTTTCCTGCCATATTTCAGCACTCCTCTCATGGATATGACAAAATAATACCATCGAAAGGCGCTGCGTTCAAGCATAATAGATTTTTTCTACATTCCAAACAAATACGCAAGAAGAGGCTTGGTAAAATGTACCAAACCTCTCGTTGCTATTTTGCTGATTGTATTTTACACTAAGGATTTTTCTTTGTCAATATGTCCTAAAAGTGTCCTAGCTCTCTGTCCCGCCATACATTGCCACGGTAAACCGGAGGAGGGCTTTGTTTATAGGCTTGTACACACTAGTTGTCTCTTGTAACCCCAATTCATTCATCAGGCGTTTCAAATATCCACGCTCTCTTGCAATATAGGCAACATCAAGCAGATGTCTTTCTTCCTGATTCAGAACGGCAAGACCACGCTCGATCCCATCAACAGATGTCTGTGCTCGATCCAGCAGCAGTTTGTATTCCTCACGCTGAACGATGTTGGATAGCAGACGATCCTCCCTGCCGTTGCCCCCACCCTTCACGGGGGTACCATCCGAAGTAGCGCTCTTGATGCTATACGCTTCGGACTCCAGGTTTGCAATTTCCTCCGAAAGTGTAATCAATGATGCTTTCTGCGCCAGGTAGTTT